CCTTCCATCAACCACCACTTCGCAATGACCATGACTAACAACGTAAAAGTGATTCGTTTTATGTGTTGCTCCAACTAATGCTACCCCTTCCGGAATGAATACTTCTCTTGCATAGACACCATCTGTAAATCGGTGCGTGGCCTTAACTTCTGCTTGGGGTAATTTTAGCATAACGTCTTGCAGTTTCTTTATATCAGACTCTAAAACTAGTTCGCTCAAGAAGATTCAACCTCGTATTCGATAGCTTGGATGTGGAAAGGGGTGGGGTTCGGGACTGTGAATACTGGTACGACAAATCTATTCCAACCATTGCCACCTGCATTGTCCTCTATTATACCAGTTTCCGCTAAAATAGCATCATCGAGGGGAGAAACACTAGCATCACCGAATGATCTAAGGGCTACTGGGTTTCCATCAACGTAGACACCAAAGGTTTCATACACCCTAGCATTGATGCGCGTGATCTTCTTTATACGCATAGAGTTCTGCCCACTACCCATGTTAGTGTTGATAGGCATTGGCTTCAAGATTACAGGGAAGTTGATACCTATCTGCAAGTCTCTGTCCGCTATACTCACCTCGTTAGCGGTAAGGGTGATAGAACCGCCAGAAACAACCCTCTCAGGCAATACGTTACCATCTGCTGTTATCTGTACCGTGAACCCTTCAAGGTGGTCTAAGCCGCTTACATTGACGCTGTTGTTGTCAGGAATGATAACAGAGCAATCCATAAGGTGATTAAAGCTCCAACGCTCAATGAAGTTAGACTCTACTCCACCAATGGTTCGCTTGTTGACCATATAAAGTTCATCATCAACCACAGATAGAGTGGACACAAACCCTTGCGTAGTCATAGGGGTGAATCCATTAATATCCTGAGATCGTAGCGTGTTAAGTACAACCATACCTCCGTCAGCATTAGCAATGAATAACCAATTAGCATCCTCGGATGTTGAACCAGATAGCATAGCAATGTCCGTAGGTGCATTAATAAGATGCGAAGCAAGTACAGATAGATCATTAGAGTTATACGAGTCCTCGTTAAAGTTGAATAGGTATTCGCGGAGTGTCTTTCCGTTCCTGTCTAAGAATAGTGTTGCACCATCTACGCTCTTAACTTCCATAGGTGACGCGCCATGTTGTGTCTGCGCGTTAATAGAGATTGTAGAGGGAGTGTTACCAGTAACTAGGAACTCAGAGCCAGTAGTAAACACCTGTAAGCCACGAGCAGGGTTGATGTCAACAATATCACTTAGCTTTCTAGCTGAGATAGTAGCAAATATACCCTCATCATCATCACCCTCTTCAATATTGAAGTCAAAGAACGTTCCTGCTTTAGATGCTAGGATGCTTTGAGGTTTGGATTTAGTGCCACCGAACCATAAACGACCATCATAGAACACGCCCATCTTAGGGTAGCCTCGAGTAGCTGACCAAACATCTTCCGATCGTGACGATCCTGTCGTGTTGTGGACAAATGCAACGGTCTTAGAGGCTGTACCAGTGGTAGCAAAGCCTGAAAACAGTTCAAAGTCTTTAGCTGACTCACCTGATGATGTAATCTGATAGGTTAATGCACCAGTTCTGGTAACAGTTACGCCTGATTCGCCCATTACAGGCATATCTTGTATGTTTCTCTGTATGTTTGCCACTGTCGCTGACTGCTGATCCGCACTTGCATCACCTGCAAAGGTAATATTCTTGCTTAATACTCCCTCAATGTCGATCTGTAACGTATCTCCTGCAACAAATGAGGCTAATGTCATGGTCTGAACGTCAGAAATAGGGGCAGGACTCAGTGAATCAAAGTAATCATACTGCGGTACGTTAGCAAAAGGGACTCCATCAAGCGACCAACCAGTATCAGTGCCGTCATTAATCAATCTAATCGGAGCAATATCCTCTTGAAACATAAGCATGACACTCTCAGTCTGTGCGTCACGCACTGACATAACCTGACTATCGGTAAAGGGAACCTTAATGTCTGCAACGTGCGTATCTGGAGTGCGGTATACACGGATATTGCCCTCTGTAAGCACCATAAGATAGTGTCTATCAGACTCAATGCTGAAATCAAAGGTCTTAACGTTGGACACTGTGGCCTGTTTCTGCTGTAGACTGAACTCACCAAGAGAAACTGTAGCAGTAGTTAGGTCTGTAGTACCTATACGAACAAAACGCCAGTATCTTTTAGTAGCACCCACATAGGCCCTGAAGTCTTTAGCTACTGTTCCTATAGTCCCTACAGATGCCGCTGTAGTCCACGCTATGCCATCATCTGAATGCTGTATAACAAACTCGGTAGATGAGCCAGTGGTCAATAATACATCGCGGACGTCTGCAAATTCAATGTAGGTTGGAGCAGAAAGATCATACTGAGCAACAACATAAGGTTCAGTAACACCTATAGCTGTCGTGGTTGCAGTGTTAGTTGAATCATCACCATCGTTGACAGGGGAGGGATCTCCACCGTTAGGCATCATAGGAACGTCTGTAATGCGATCTAAGCGATTTAAAGCCTTTCCTATGAACTCTGTACCTGCTCTACGCTTAACGCCTCCCTGTGGGACGATAACAAGGTTCTCGGCTTTCTGCATTCCCTGATAGTATTGATCCAGATCTGTGCGACCAATTAATAGGGGAGACAGCTCGCCACTTACAAAGTTAGATTGTAACGCTCTTGATTTTGCCATTATCGCTCCTCAACTGTCCACTGTGAACCGTCTTCTAAAGTACAATTACTGTTGTCAAGCAAGTTTACAATCTTCCAGAAGCAACTCTCATTTTGGTTTAAGATAATGTTAGTCGTACCATTCCAGTAGCCAACGTCGCGCCCACCCTGCAAGTTGTTCATGGTGCGGACTTGAGAAAATTGCAATGTTTCTACCATCAAGACATCTTTCTTGATAAGCCGTATCTCGTAGTTGTCATTCGCCCTTCCTTCAATAACCATGTCCCAACTGACTCGAAACTCTCTAGGGTTGACTCCTACGTGCCTTAACTCACCATCGGTAGGCTCGTCAAAATGCTCCAATCCATAAGTGGCAAAAGATCCTTGCAAGACCTCCTCAACATTTTGGGCGGTAATTGTTGTAATGGTGTCGGCAATGTTTACCGCGCTTGCACCAACAAAAGTATTCGGAAGCCCATTATTTCCGACCCAATCACTACATAGATCCGACTTGCTTACGTTTGGCGTTATGTTAGAGTCGTTAGCGTTTCTAATTCCTCCCCTAGTAACGATAGCATTCTGTATTTGCAATGTGCTTGGGTTAGGGAAGTTGCTAGGAGAGAAGTCAAGTAGCGCGGCAGAGGGTGGAAGATCCACGTTAATGTCAGTCAAGAACCGACTAGCCATATTAAACCCTGCCCCTGCTTTAAATAATGGATTCATCATTGATGACGATAGAACCCTTACGATAGAGGTAGTGATTCTGTAGCCACCTGCCCAAGTGCCCTTCAAGGTCAGAGATGGAGTGCCACCAAAGCGACCTGAACCAACCTCAAGACCCTGACGGTAGTTGTCGATAGTGCCTAAGCTAGTACAGTTCTCGTAGTTAATTTGTGAAAACTCAAACGCCTCAAAGCCTGACCAAGCAACAATATTAAAAACCTGCGAGTCTTCTCCTGATACGTCAATGGTGTAGTCCTTGCCTAGAATGTTACCACTGCCACCTATAGGGGAGGTGAACATTGTGTAAGCGTCCGCTGTGGAGTACAGCTTAGAAAGCTCTAAGTCCAACCCTGCAAGGTGCAACCCCCCTTGTGGGATCTCTATTGACCGAGTACCCATGTCAACATGACCGTCAATAAAGTATTGTTTTGATCCATCAATCACTTCGGGCCAATCTTCTGCGGAGCTAATTATCACCCTGTTAGATGCCGCCTCTGACGTTGCTAGGTCAACCGATACAACCCTGCTTGCAATGGTAAGAACTTCTACAAATATAAGGTTAGATGCTGTGCTACATGTAATGATGTCGCCAGTGCGCAAAGATGAATAAGCACTATTAAAGTACCCTGCTGAAATAACAGACGCGTCAGTATCGTCAGTAGTGTACATCCAAAGGGAGCCACCCTTGCCTAAACTGCCTGTTCGTGAGAAGTCTTCTAACTCAAAAGCCATTATGATCGTACCTCTATGAATGGTCTGTGTGCGATAGCTGTCTGTGGATACTGTTGAGCATCTGTGAACCTAGCCATGCGTGAAGCGATAACGTATTCGTTTGACATCTCTTGACGTGAAGCGGAACTGTCTCGGATGGAAGTGGCGAAGTCTTTAGCTAATGCGTACTCAACCATCTTGGCAAAGTAAGCGGGCCACTCTGACTCAGGAGCGTCGTACTGGTAATCGGCTGTTAGAGCGCCATTATGGTTAGTATGGAGCTTATCCCCATATAACTGATAGTAGCCGTTAGGACGCACTGTAGTAAGTGCTAGGAGGTCTGACGGTAGCTGATAGACGGAAGAGAACTGGTCATCAACTGGAATGATTGTTGTGAGAGCTAGTCTCTCTTTTTTTCGGGCGAAGCCCCAGCGCGTTTTTGTTAATTCATTTTGCACAATATTGTCGTACAAGTTAGAAGCAACCTGTTGCGCTCGAGTGTTTCCTGTTAAGGAATTGATAGGCAGATCACCAATCAAAATAAGCGCGTTTGATATTAAGTTGATTTTAGATGCCATGATAAACCTCGTAGATAAAAAAGAGGGGAAGCAACCCCATGCTCTGAGACTACTCCCCCTGATGTTACTGACTAATTAAGCGTCCTTCTTATACTGTACCTTAACAAATCCACCTGCATCACGGACGACTGCACCTGCTTTCATTACACCGTTAGTCAACCATGAAGTACGCTCAGGAACGTAGTTGATCTCAGTCTTCATTTCGATACCAGTAGCAAGACCGATAGCCGCTTTGTGGTAGAAGTAAGAATCAACAATGTCAGCCGCTTCAGTCAATCCACCTTCTGTACGAGTTTCGATAATGTTGAACTTGAAACCACATAGAGTGTCGATGTCACCGCGAACAAGAGCCTTAACGTTCTGGTAATCAGCAGAAGAAGCCTTCTCATCTTTCAACAGTCCACCAAGACCGAATGACTCGATAGCCGCGAACAACTCAGAGTTAGCAACACCTTGGTCACGCAAAGCAACCTGTGCGTCAATTAGCTTCTGGATAGTAAGGTTAGAACCACCATCAACAATGTCAGCCGCGGTAGCAGTAGCCGCATCAAAAGCGTCAATGACTAACTGATCGCCACGACGACCAAGAGCGCCTGCAATTACTTCTGCTAGTTCCTGCTTCTCGTCAAAGTTTACTTCTGCCGCGTCAAAGATGTCTGTATACTCTGGAGCATTCCAGTTAGCTAAGACAGCGGTTGCGAAAGAGTGATCAACGTCCATTGGAGTTACTGTCGCTGATGTAGCTTTCTGGTTGGCAAGTCCTTTGCCCATTGCACGAAACTTGTAAGTGTCGCCAACTACGTTGTTACGTTGTGTTACTGTACCGCGTAAGATGCCTGTGCCTTGATAAGCCTGTTTGACCATGCTGTCAAATTCAATTTGGGCAACTGATGATAGATTAATACTCATGATTGTATTCCTTAAATAGATATTATATAGATTGGATATAGATTAGATTAGAAAGTCTTTCGGTTGAGTACCCATTCAACATGGTCAACATTTAAACTTGGTTTAGCGCATTAGAATCCCTAACAGAAAGTCAGGAAAGTACCTAATAGTAGGTATTATAACAAAAAAAGGGCTACCAAACTAATGATAACCCTCTCAAGACACATTAGCCCGTGATCAAATCGGACTAGCTACACTGGGCGCACCTTTGTGTAGTCTTCATCTTTTATCGCTAACCTCCGTATTGCTTCATCATAGCTTGGATCTTGGCTTCGTGATCTCGGTTGACACTCCGCATCAAGTTACCGTTCTCGTCTTTCTTGAACATTTCCGTCTCAATAGCCGCCCAAGTCAGCCCTTCTGGGGATTCACCACCGTCAATAGGTAGCTTCTTAGGTGCAGTAGCGCTAATCAATGACTCAATCAACTCTACTGTAGCCGCACTGTTGACACTGTAACGAACTTTCTCGTAAGTCTCAGCGTCTAGGTTGTTTTTCATAAACCCTTCAACTGATTTAATACGTCCAGATGCGTTAGTACCTAATGCCGCTAACTCTTGGTCAATGTTCACTTGCTCTGTTGCAACGCTTTGCGCGCTTAGTAACTGATAAGCCTTGTCGAATGACGCTTGGCTCATGTTAGACTCTTCTGCGAATGCATATAACTCTTCGATCATTCCATCTTCTTTGCTAACACCTTCAGCTAGTGCGTATCCGTCCTTAGGCGCTCCTGTAAAGCCTCCAAACTTCTTTTCTAACTCAGTGTATGCCTTAGCCTGTTCGCTTACAGAGGTGTACTTATCGGCCTTGTACCACTCCGGTAAATCACCTGTTCCTTTAATACCCTCTGCAATATAAAACTCACCTTCACCTAACTCTGGTGCGGCTTGATCTAACAGAGTGTCGTTAGTTGCTACGGTCTGCTCTTCTGACATTTTGTATCTTCCTTTAGTTAATGAACTGCCATTATACCTATACTACCTTGCTTGCCCTATTGAGTTGGTCAATAACAAACTTAACAACTCCTGTCTCACCATTATGGTATGCCGCCTGATACTCTATGTTAGCCGCATCAAACGGTGTGTCATTACCCATAATAAAACGCTTGCTAAGATCTTGTAACACCTTCTGTCCGTCATCAGTAGCAAAGCATCGACTATAGCACTTCAAGAGGGCTTCCATATCCTCTCGTGCCCTGTTAGCTTGCCGCTTACGTTCTTCTGAGCTTGCCTGTACCTGCTCTATATGATCCCAACTCATACGTTACCCTCTGGTATTACCTTCTGGCCTTGATCCATCTGAGCCTGTGCCGCTTGCGCTCCTGCTTCCATGATCTGCTTGCGCTCATTCTCACTACGCATTAGCTCACTAGGCATTCCAGTCTTCTCTCCTGCCCATGTCCCAAACTCTTCTAGCTTGAACGACATCTTAGCTTGATCTGGCCCTGCAGTCTCCATAACAAATTGAACCGCTTGTTGGACAGCCAATAGATCTTCACCGTCCTGCGCTCTTGCTAGTGGCGATGTGAACTTGATCTCAATATCTCTACCACCGATAACGATAGGCTGAATCAATCCTCTACGCTTTAGGATATGAGCAACACGCTTGAGGATAGGTATTAGCTCCTCTGTCTGCAATCGTCCAAAGGCTGAACCAATACGCTTGGCTAACTCTCTTGACTCTATAGCGATCTCAGTAGCCGATCTAACAGGGCCAGTAGGATCACGCAGATCATTAAACAGCGCTCGTCTAATGGAAGTCTGTAGCTCATTGATCTCAAACTGTGCCAACTGCAGATGCGCACCTGTATCCAATCGAGCGATACTAGGATTACTACTGTTATTAGAACCAACTGGAATAACAATTCCCGGACTGACAACTATATTATAAGGATTAGTGACACCGTCATCTGTAGCTGTATACATACCTGCAAGATCAATAGCCGCCTTCTGCAATACAAACTCTTTAGCCTTATTGAGAGACTTAACATCAGCCAACACTTGCAAAGCAGGGCCACGACCTCTGATCTCTCCTGATACCTTAGAGTAACGTGCAGTCACCCATGGGCTAGAATCAGCGTAATCTTCTGTCCAAGACAATCGGTCTTCACTGTCTACCCATACGCAACCATGATAAGTACGCGTCTTAGGATCGAATACAACGCCTTCTGTGAGGTTAACATCAGTATCAGGTGCATCTCTGATAATGTCAGACACAGTCTCACTAGGCTCGAACCCTATCCACTTACGCTCTAGGTGACGCGCTTTAACCTTAAACTTACGCCAATGGGTCTCAATCGTTCCGTGAGGGCCTTCTTCAAACGCAATACCCTTTTGTGGAATCGCATTAAATACGATAGGCATGGATTCATCATCTTCTTCGTCAATGCGTAGAGTGCCAGTACCGATAAGTAGATCAAGAGTTGACTCATAAAACTGAGTTGCAAAATTGGATCTGTTAATGTAATCAAAGATAACCTCTGCTTGTTTCTCTAAGTTCTCGCGGATGTCCTTCTCTGATACATCTGTATTACCACTCTCGATAATGCTCAGTATTTCATTGCTAGGCTCTAGGTTAGCCCACCGCGACCAGATAGGGGCGATGTTCTCTTGTAACTTACTAGCCCCAAGTTGAATTGATTCGACTGAAGTACTATCGAATATGCGTTCCATCTTCTTCTGTCCTTTATCCTTGGACTCAAAGAGGTTTCTATTGGGTAGGAAATACTCGTAAGCGTCCTCTAACTGAGAATGCCACAGTGCTTCCTGCTCAAATGCTTTCTTAGACCGACGCTTTAGATCCTGCAAGCTACCGATGCTGTAGGGTAAGTCGATCATTTATGCATACCGCCACCACCGATGCTACCACCGCCACCAGATCCAGAGCCACTACTGGGAGCGCGTCCACCACCTGAGCCTGATACACCACTACCAGATAACATAGAGCTACCTTTAGATGCTCCACCTCTACGTCCTGCTCCCGACGCTAACAAGGATGCCTTACCTAACTTACCACGCGCTACTGCTTTTAATCGACCTTCTGTCTCATCTATCTCTTCATCAAGCATAAACTGCTGTCTCCGCTCTGTTGCTACTTGCTCTTGTGTCTTCTTAGGTGCTTTAGGTGCTTTCATGTTGTTTCCTTAAATAGTTATATAGCTGATTAGGGGTGATAATAAAGGGCTTATTGATACCTAGTATCTGCTTAGTATGACTAACGCAGGTATTCAGCATAAACAGCCCTCTCCTTATCTTCTTTCGTTCCGTCTTTACTACTTTACCGCTATAGATCGGTTCACTAGTCGAGATAA